TGAATCTGTAAAAGAACTTAAAAAAGAAATAGAAGAACTTAAATCAGGAGCCTAATTCATGGCTTTCGGTAATAATTCATTTTCGGAAGCGGCTTTCGCTTCAGCGGGTCCTACCTCTGCTAACATAACTGGTTTCAGTCTTACAGCAAATCTTAATGGTGTTACTACACAAGGTGAGCTTGGAATTATTGTTGACGTTACAGGTTTCGATTTAACTGTTAATGTTACAACTCAAATACAAGATACCTTAACTGCTTTTGCTCAAGCACCTTTTGCTACTGAGAGTCCTAGCACATTTGCTCCTGCAAATGTTGATGTAGGCATTGTATCCAATGCAGCTTTAACAGGTATTGCTATGACTAGTAATTTGGGTACGGTGTTTACTGGTGGTGATGCTTTAGTTAGTACAACAGGCATTCCAATGACTGCAGCATTAGGAACTGCTTTAGGTTTTGGATTAACTCAAGTTGATGTTACTGGAATCCCAATGACAGCTAATTTAGGTACTGCTCTAGCATTTACAGATGTTGTAACAGAAGATGTAACTGGTATTGCAATGAGTGCTTCTTTAGCAAGTGTTATTGCTACACCAAACTCGCAAATTGTTCCTACCGGCATTGCAATGACAATGAACGAGGGCACTGCAACAATAACTGGAGATGGTCTTGCTCCAGTAACTGGAATTGCAATGAGTGCTTCTTTGGCAAGTGTAACCATAGCTTTAAATACACCAGTAGATGTAACTGGTAATCAATTAACTATGCAGGAGGGAACTGCAACAGCACCAGATTCTCTTGCTATAGTAACAGGAATTCAAATGACAATGGCAGAAGGAAGTGTTAAACAAGTTATTTGGACTCCAGTGCCTACTGGATCAGCTCCAATCACTCCTCCTGGTTGGAAAGAAGTGGCTTGATTTTAAGTAAAAATAGAATAAAATTAAATATTAAGGAATTAAATTATGGCAAATTCAACATCAGCTAGTTTAAAATTAACAGTTCAAACAACCGGTGAAAACTCAGGTACGTGGGGAGCTTTTACAAATAGTAACCTACTTGTATTAGAACAAGCTATTGGTGGATATGCTGGTATTGCATTAAATGCAACAACAGGTGCAACTTTAACTTTTTCTAATGGTGTTGTGTCTAATGGTAAAAATCAAGTAATAAAATTAACAGGGACTATAACTACTAACGTTAATGTAATAATCCCTGATTCAATTGAAAAAACTTATGTAGTAGAAAATGCTACTTCAGGTGCTCACACAGTAACTGTTAAAACTAGTTCTGGATCAGGTTTTACTTTTGGTACAACTGAAAAAACTCGTGCTATTGTTTATTCAGACGGAACAAATGTTGTTGAAGTAATAAATAATACAAATAATTTACTAGCTTTAGCTGACGTAGCTGTTACCGATGGAAATTTTATTGTAGGAAACGGAAGTACTTTAGTTTCTGAAAATGGAGCAACAGCTGCAACATCACTTGGTTTAGGAACTGCAAATGATGTTCAATTTGATTCACTTGGTATTGGAACTTCAGCATCAGGCACTACAGGGGAAATAAGAGCCACTAATGATGTCACTGCTTTCTATTCTTCAGATGTTGCACTTAAAGAAAATATTGTTAATATACCTAATCCATTAGAAGCCTTAAAAAAATTAAATGGAGTTTTATTTGATTGGAAAAAAGATTACATAGATTCAAGAGGCGGAGAAGATGGCTATTTTGTTAGAAAAAAAGACGTTGGAGTTATAGCTCAAGAGGTAGAAAAAGTATTACCAGAAGCTGTGGCTCAAAGATCTGATGGTGTAAAAGCAGTAAAATATGATAGACTAACTTGTTTATTAATTGAAGCTGTAAAAAAATTAAATGATAAAATAGAAATTTTAACTAAGGAGAAAAATTAATGGCTGTTCCTAGTACTAACGTTGGATTGTCTGATATACAAAGTGAATTTGGTGGATCCAATCCTATTTCATTGTCTGAATATTATGCAGGGGGATCTAATGTACCTTCTGGAGTACCGGCGCCTAACGGCCCTATTCCAAGTTCTGGTTCAATTACAATAGGTGATTTTAGAGGTGCAGCTAATGTAGCTTTCGTAGCTGCAACAGGCGGATCTGTTTCAACTTCTGGAGATTACAAAATTCATACATTTACAAGCCCAGGAACTTTTCAAGTTACTAGCGCAGGTAATGCTGCTGGTTCAAACACAATGGATACAATGGTTGTAGCTGGAGGTGCTGGAGGTGGAACTAATAGAAACGGTTTTAACGGCGGTGGTGGTGGCGGTGGCGCTGGCGGAAAAAGAGATATCTCAAGTGTTTCTGCTTCTGTTACAAGTTATCCTATCACAGTTGGTGGTGGTGGATCTGGAGGTGCCTACCAAGGTGGATCTGGAGGTGATGGAAGCAATTCTGTTGGAATAGGTCAAACTTCTTCTGGTGGAGGAGGCGGTGGTTCTTCAAATAGTTCTACTAACCCTGGAAGATCTGGCGGTTCTGGTGGTGGCGGCGGTGGAGCTGGAACAGGTAATGCAAATAATCCTGCAGGTTCAGGAAACAGTCCTCCTGTAAATCCATCTCAAGGAAATAGTGGTGGTAGAGGTTTAGGATATCCAACAACTTGTGGCGGTGGCGGTGGTGGAGCTGGCGGATCTGGTGCAGGTGCTAATCCTGGTGGAGCTGGAAACGGAGGAAGCGGATCTGGTAATCCTTACCCACAAATCCCTGGAACATTTTCTGGTGGTGGAGGTGGTGGAAAATATCATGGTAAAAGTGCAGGTAGTGGAGGCCCTGGCGGTGGTGGAGCTGGTGGTTCAGCCGGTACTGCAGGTTCATCAAACACTGGCGGTGGTGGTGGAGCTAGAGGTGAAAATTATGGCGATGGAGCAGCTGGAGGCTCTGGTAAAGTAGTAATAAGGTATAAATATCAATAAATTATGGCACATTTTGCAAAAATAGATAACGACAATATAGTCTTACAAGTATTAACACTTGATAACGCTAGTTTATTAAATGATTCTAAAGTAGAAACTGAATCTGTAGGTCAAGCTTATTTAGAAACACATAATAATTGGCCAGCAAATTTATGGATTCAAACTTCATACAACACAGTAGGTAATGAACACTTACTGGGTGGAACACCTTTTAGAGGTAATTATGCATCTATAGGATATACTTGGGATTCTACTAATCAAATTTTTTGGCCACCAAAACCTTACACATCATGGGTAAAAAATACAACAATTGCAAGATGGGAATCTCCAATTGGGGCACAACCAGAATTAACTCAAGAACAAAAAGATCAAAATACAGCAGAAACACACTTTTGGGATTATGATTGGAATGAAGACAATCAAACTTGGGATTTGATTAATCATTAAAATTAATATATTCTGTTTTTCAGAAATGATTTCAGTAATTTTAGATAAGTTTTTAGACAAGAAAGAAACAAAATTTTTAATTAACTGTTTTAAAAAAAATAAAGATAAAACTTTTATTTTTGGAAATACAGAAGCTTTAAATATATCTTTACAAGATAAAAATTTTGAACCTTTAATTAATAAATTAAATATATCTTCAAAAAAAATAAATAATTCCTATGTTGATTGGCTACAAATTATAAAATGGAAGGTATCTGATGGACAAAAATTACATTTTGATACTGCAAGTGATCAAACTACCTTATCTTCTATATTATATTTAAATGATAATTTTAAAGGAGGAGAGACTTATTTTAAAGATGGATCTTTTTTTGCTCCAATAAATGGAAGAATGTTATATTTTGATGGTAATTATTTTAAGCATGGTGTAAAACCTATTACGAAAGGAACCAGGTATACATTGGCTGCATGGTATAAAAAATAACATGATAGAAAAAATAATATTATCAGAACAAGCTTTAATCACAGGTGAAGTTGATATGCCTAAAGGTTTTGAAATAAACTCAGAGCAGTTAATAATAGATATGTATAACTCCTTATATACTAAAAAAGATTTTCCATTTTCTAAAAACTGGGACAAACTTAATACTTATGTACGTGAGTATGTAAAGTTAAAATATAAAATACCTCTTGTTAATAAAGATACATATGGTCATGTATTTAAACCTGAGTATAGATCTGAATTATTTTTAGAAGCTGATTTAAATAATTTAAAACACTCACCTGACTTTACTTTATTCTATGGTACAAAAGTTGAAGATTGTTTTTTTAGAATAGATTTTGATGATAATAGAATAAAAAATAGACATTGGGATATAGAGTTAAAAAATAACCATTTTATTATATTTCCATCAACAAATACATATACAATATTTAATAAACAAAAAGATAATTTAAATTTTATTCAAAAAATAAATTTTATTTCAACATAGTTATGGTTTTAAATAATCATTATTGGTATTTTAAATCTGCGTTACCTGTTAAATTGTGTGAGGACATTATAAAACACGGTATAAATCAAAAAGAACAGCTAGCAAAAACTGGTGGATACCATGACGATAAATTAAATGAAGAGCAAATAAAAGATTTAAAAAAGAAAAGAAATTCGAATATTGTTTGGATGGACGATCTTTGGATATATAGAGCTATACATCCTTACATTCATCAAGCTAATAAAAATGCTGGTTGGAATTTTGAATGGAGCAGAAGTGAGTCTTGTCAATTTACAAAATATAAATTAAATCAATTTTATGATTGGCATTGTGATACTTGGGACAAACCATACGATCAACCTGGTCATCCAGATAATGGTAAAATAAGAAAATTATCATTAACGTGTCAATTAACAGATGGTTCTGAATATGAAGGAGGTGAATTAGAATTTGATTTTAGAAATTATGATCCTAATAAAAGAATAGAGTCAGATCATCAAATACAGTGTAAAGAAATTTTGCCCATAGGTTCTATAGTTGTATTTCCATCTTTTGTATGGCACAGAGTAAAACCTGTTACGAGTGGAGTAAGGTATTCATTAGTAATGTGGAATGTGGGATATCCATATAAATAAAATGAAAAAAGATAATAAAGAAATATATATTTATGATAATGTTTTTCCAACACATCATACACAAAAATTTTATAATTTTATTTCTACCTCGTATTTTACAATATCTTTTAATGATAGCGAATGTAAAGATTATCCTCATCCCAAACTACTTGGTGCGTCTTACTCAAAAACAGACATTGAAAATATAGAAATATTAAAACTATTACCAAAAAATATTAAAGATAAATTTAATATGACCATAGATACGAATAATAGATGTTTAGTTAATGCAGTTACATCTAATGGTATTTATTCACCACACGATGATGCAGGGAATGACGCTAAATGGAGTATGATATATTATGCAAATTTAAAATGGGATTTAGAGTGGGGTGGAGATACTTTATTTTTAAATGATAACAGAACATCAATATATACAACAGTGCAATGTGTACCAAACAGAGTAGTTGTCTTTAATGCAAGCATACCACATCTAATTAGACCATCAACACAATCTGCTCCACCTTACAGATTTTCAATTAATATGACATTTAAATAAAATGGAAATAAAAGTATTTGAAAATTATTTAGAACAAAATTTATTTAATGAAGTAAAAAGTAAATTTTTAGAAATTCCTTGGTACTACTCTGATGCAACTGCTCATCAAAACGATTCTACAAATTTTATGTTTACTCATATGCTATTTGATGAGAATAAAGTTTTAAGTGATAATTATTTTAATTCAATTTTAATACCTATAATTGGTAAATTGAATTTTAATTATTTGCTTAGAGCTAAGTTAAATTTATATACAAAAAGATCAAAGCATATAAAAACAGCTTACCACACTGATTTTGATAAAAATCATACAGTATGTTTATTTTCATTAAATACAAATAATGGTTATACAGAATTTAAAAAAGGACCAAAAATAAAATCAAAGGAAAATACAATGATAATTTTTGCAGGAAATTTTAAACATCGTTCAGTTAATCAGACTGATGAAAACACAAGAATAAATTTAAATATTAATGTCATTTAAAAAAAACAAATACACAGTTATTAAACAAGCCGTATCAAAAGATCTTGCAGCTTTTATTGCAAATTATTTTTTAATGCAGAAACAAGTTTATGATACTTGTAGACAATCAAGATACTTTTCTCCATATGAAACTATTATAGGACATTATGAAGGAGAGAATGAACAGATACCAAACACTTATTCTCAATACGCTAATATGGCTATGGAAACTTTATTATTAAAATGTCAGCCAGGTATGGAAAAAGCAACAGGATTAAAATTATATCCTGCATATACTTATGCAAGAATTTATAAAAAAGGGGATGAACTTAAAAGACACAAAGATAGATTTAGTTGTGAGATATCTACTACTATGAATCTTGCTGGTGATGACTGGCCTATATATCTAGAGCCCTCAGGAGGGACTGGTAAAAAAGGTATTAGAGTAGATTTAAAACAAGGAGATATGTTAGTCTATTCTGGCTGTGAACTAGAGCATTGGCGAAATAAGTTTAAAGGTAAAGAATGCGTGCAAGTATTTCTTCATTATAATAATAGTAAAACGCCAGGCGCAAAAGATAATATGTTTGATAAACGTCCACATTTAGGACTTCCATCTTGGTTTAAAAAATAGTATATTATGATGGAGACAGGGCACCACCACACACCTCTGTCTCCTTTATAATATTATTATGTCAATTCTCAAAAGATTTGTTGACGAGTGTTTAGAAGATATTACATATCCAAATAAACCACACTCATGGCATGTAGAAGGTAGATTAAAAAATAAATCTAATCAAATATTTAAATTTGATGTTAGAGGAATGTCTAAGGTACAAGAAAAAAAATTAGAAAAAACAGGTAATACAAATTCTACTGCAGATAAAATGGTATTTGAAACAGCCACTGATTGGGTTATCTTTGATATATTAGAGATAAATAAATATATAGAAGAATACAATGTTAGAGATATATTATTTGAAGATTTACTTGATAAATTAGACTGGAATATAGTACTATCAAAAAGCTAAAAAGCATATATAATGAGGAACTATGCTACAAAAACTTAATTTTAAGCCAGGATTTGATAAACAAGTCACAGACTCAGGTGCTGAATCGCAGTGGGTTGATGGAGATTTTGTTAGATTTAGATATGGCTTACCAGAAAAAATAGGTGGTTGGTCACAAATAACTACAAGTAATAATACTTTACCTGGAGTAGCAAGGGCACAACACGATTTTACTTCTTTAGCTGGAGAAAAATATGTAGCTATCGGAACCTCTCAAGGTTTATTTTTATATTACAATGAAGAGTTTTATGACATTAGTCCTTTGGATGACGATGTAATTACAGGCTGTACTTTTACCGTTACAGCTGGATCTCCTACAGTAACCGTTAATAAAACTTCTCATGGATTATTAGATGGTAGATATATAACATTTACTGCAGTGACAGTTCCTACAAGTTCGGGCTATGCAATAGCAGATTTTACAGATAATACTTTTGAAGTATTAAACAAAACAGCCAATACTTTTCAAATTACAATGCCTACAAACTCAGCAGGAGCCAGTACTGCTACTGGATCAGCTACAGTTAATCCTTATGAGATTGTTGGTCCAACTTTTC